AAGATAAAAACCGGGAAAAGGAAAAAGAAAAAGAAATGGAAAAGGCCGTTGCCGATCTTGAAAAAGCAAGAGATAATTATTTAAAGCACGACAAAGAAATTAAAGAGAAAATGAAAAACGATCCTTCCTACATAGAATCTAAAGAGATAAAAGATAAAATAATAAATGCAACTTTCCCGGAGGAACTTAGAAACTATAAGAATTAGTGATAATAATATAGCTAGGAGCAATCTAATCTATTCGACTGTTGCCTAGCTATATTCATAATTAAATATTGAATAAAATCCCTAGATTGCATCATCATAAGGACTAATTTCTCGAATAACAAATTTATAATTAAAACTTTGTCCTTGTATTAATATATCAATGTATAATGGTACAAAATATAGATTATGAATTAATTCGAAAGGAAAATGAATGTCATGGGAAGAAGACGAAATAGTTATAAAATTTCTTCTGCAGGTAGTTGGTCTTTAATTTTTGTTCTCCTGGTCGTGTCTCTATTAAAACACATCGATATTAAAAATATCTTAATAGGTATTACATTAGTTCTTATTATATCAACTGCTTTGGTTTTTATTTTCAAGTACCTAGATAGAAAACGGTATTTAGACAGCGGTATAAATGAAATAGATATGATGTCCGGCGAAGAATTTGAAATATGTCTGAAACATCATTTTCAGAATATGGGATACCATGCTGAGACCACGCCCAGATCAAATGATTATGGTGCGGATCTGATCTTAAAAAATGACAATGAGAAAATTGTTGTGCAAGCAAAACGATATAACAGCAGTGTAGGTATTAAGGCAGTGCAAGAAGTCATAGGAGCTATTAATTACTACGGAGCTAATAAAGGCATGGTTGTGACTAACAGCTATTTTACACCTAATGCTATTAACCTTGCAAAGACCAGCGATATTATACTCTGGGACCGGAATGCGATTATTACTTCTTTTTGTGTTAAAGAAAAGCGTTTACAGTAACGTAGGCGCTTTATTATTTTACCCTTGAACTTTACCACCATGCCAACCCGTTTTCAGTCAGTGTCTTATCAATTCTTGCATAAACAGCTCTAGACATAGAGAAAAAGAAAACCAAAAAATAAATAATAGGAGTGAAAGCATTTAAGCCAACACTCCTTAGTTCTATTTTATAATTACTTCTGATCCGTTCCATTCAAATATTATTTCCTGGTTATCTTCGTCAATGATTTTTAGTGCATTATCTGAATAAGTCTCTACTTGAATTAGATCCATAATGAAATAACATTTTATATATTCCAGTACTTTATACTGATTTATAGTCTGCATTTTAATCATCTTGATTTTTTTCTAATATAACCAGTGAAGCAAAACCATGCACATCAGTGGTATAGTCACCTCTACCATAACCATAGGCTCCCATTGGCGTAGATGAGATCACTTTCCAACCATCTTTCAAATAACTATTTAATTCCACCAGATTGTTAGTGCTATTAGTTGTGTCATCCCGCCTAGAATTAAATTGTTTATTTACGATAATCGCCATTTGTTCATTTTTCATATAGTGTTCTCCTATACTAAATTTATTTATTTCTATATTCATCAATGATCTGGTTTACAAACGCTGTGCTGCTTATTCCTCTTCTCCGGCTCTCCTTAGTGACATATTCATGATTAACATCGGAGAATGCCATATTAATGCGTTTCAGCTTCTGGCCCTTCTTACCCTGTGTAGTGCCTATTTCCTTTTGTACTTCGTGTACCTCATGTACTTCATGTACTTTTTGTACATCTTGTACTCTTGCCACCTCTCCATTTATATTAAATTCCTCTACATCAAATAATGCTGACTTTTTTCCCATTTAGCGCACCGCCTTTGCTAGAATTTCGCTTGTCAGAGCTACTATGTCAATTGCCCCATTGCTCTTGGGATCATACTCCGTTATTCCAATGTGTTTTCCTACGTTCTCAGATAAAGATATGTTATTTCTAATCTTTGTATTGAATACTGCTGTATCCAGCTGCAGGGCCATCTGATCTGTAACATCTGATACTTGTTGTGACAAGTTTGCCCTTGAATTAAACTTATTAAATACTATTCCTAAAACCTTAAGCCTTGGATTTATATTACTTTCCTTTACAATTGAGTAAGTCTCTACAATGCCTTTATTTGCTTCAAGCGTTGCCACATCCGGCAACATAGGAATAACTAAATAATCTGCTACCGACATTGTAAGTACATGGATTCTTGTTGGAGTCGGATTGACATCTACAAATATGTAATCGTAGTAAGTATTAATAGATTCTATTGCTTCTATTATGGAGGTAAGCTTTACTGTCTTGTCTATTTCAGTTAATTCTACATTCCCCGGAAGAATATCTATATTTTCTTTTACTGGAATTATTGTCTCGTTTATATCCATTCCATCCATTAATACATCTTTCATGCAAGGCATATCTTCACGATCCTTTATATTGCAAAAGAAAGATAAATTTGCTCTCTGGCCATCAAGATCAATAAAAAGGATCTTCTTCCCCAACTCTGCTAGGTACCAACCAACATTAAAGCAAAGGGAGGTTTTACCTACTCCTCCTTTTTCATTTAAAAATGCTATTATCATTTTGCCACCCCCTATATTTCTTCTAAGCTGATTACATAATCTTTGCTTGTATCATATACATATACCTTTTCTTCCGGTCCATACCATTTCTCTTTTTCGGTCTTTCTATCTGCGCCCAGAATATGTCTACCGACTGCAGTATCAATATAAAAGTATCCATTCGATAAATAATCACACTCTACATGCATAATATAGTCCTTAGCAGTTTCCAATTTAAGAAATCCGGCAATTGCCTTTTCAGTACCATTTGTCAATGAATACCTGCCTACAATGAAAGTAAACTCCATATTACCACCACTCCAATTCTCCGTTATTTACGGTATAATGAAACCAATTTGCTATCTCTCCGGAACCGCTTGCATACTGTACACATAAATAATTATCTTTATCTCTCCATGCTTCATTTATGAAGACTGCTCCATCGTAGTACCGGGAATGCTCTGCCTGGTATCTTTCTGCACGCTTCCAATCAAGGCTATCTTTTTCGACCATTACATGATGTTCGCTATTGTGCCATTCTTTGCGTTCTGCTGCATTCATTATATCCCTCCTACACTTCTTATACTTTTTGTACTTCTTGTGTAAACTTCTTATACTTATTGTACTTCTTGTTGTTATTGTTGTCAATTATTAATTTAGCAATTTGTATTAAACATACAGCGATTTGCATACCAGCACTAACCAATCCCAGTATCTTATATAATCAGGAAGAGAGCATTACCCCTAGAAAAGCCTTTAATGTCTTTTGTGTCTTTGGAATAGCCTATGCGTACCGGGCTTGCCTATACTTGGCGGAAGGTGTAACGAGGACAACGGCTTTTCTTCCCCCCTGCACAATCTATATTTTTTTATAAATTGTGCAAGGAAGGAAATATGAATATCTGGCGTATAGTTCGCCTTAGGTATCCGTATCCCCTGCAACTATTACTAGCTGCCAAACTTCATCGGATCCAATCCGAAACGGTCGAGGTTCTGCCTTTAATACCGTGGGAAATCACTCCCTTGTCTGTCCCCCCTCATATTTCGTTGATCTATCCTTGCTCAAGGGAATAGCGAAATAAGCGACAGGAACGGTCACTGTGTTTATGTACCACTTCTCTAAAATGTAAGGTCTCCCCTACTTCTTCCGATTGATGAAGGATACCCCCTTACCATCTCACGGCGATTCCACCCTCGAATATATGGCATGATTAACTGCTCTGTCCTCGATGGGTAAGGTTATATTATAGTGATATCCTCTCAACACTACCGGCTACCCGGATTTTCATTATTAAATTTCTTTCTCTAAGTATGTAAGACGCATATGGTATTTGGCGAAAATTTTTATTTAGGTTCCTTTTGTATGCGTCTATATCCAATCGCCTGCATAGCTCTATCATTTAAGGCAATGGATATTTCCTTTTGTTGTTCCGTGGATAAATCTTCCCAACGGCAATCTACACCGTTTATACTGACGTAAAGTGTAGCTGTGATTTCCTTTTTCATATATTACCTATCCTAAAAAAGCATAATTTTAATAAACCTAACGCATCTTTCATTTCAAAAAAGATTGTTAAGAACGTACTGTTATGTAAAATTGCAACAAAAAAAGAATGGTACCAGGCTTACAATTCTACCTGTTCCACTCTCCAAAAATGCAAAACCATATTGACATTTAGGGTAATTGCGCTTATGATTATTGCATATACATTTTAAATGTACACTAAATCACTTGCACTAAAAGTGTGGTATCGAGTAGTTGTAGCTACCTGGTATCCCTTAGATGTCGCCAAACATCGAAAGGATTTGATACTCAAAGCATCTCTGTGTGAGGTGCTTTTTTTCATTCTTAAGTTATTAATATTAACTTTATTCTAAACTTGTCTCAAAGTCAATATATTTTTCCATATAATGCAACTATATATATAATATCGACATAATTTAAGCCCTTCATATTGTGTATGAAAGGCTTAACCTTTAACTCATATGTAATTTATCTGCAGCCCGATAAAGCCATTGCATCAGCCCAACCTCTCATATAACACAGTTCCTCTGCTTTCGCTTGAATTGCATCCTGATCTACATCTTCATGTTCCATTTCCATGTACTCTTTATTCTCTACCAGAGCTTTCTCACATCGTCTATATACGTACTGTCTAAAATCTTCATCCATTAGCGAGTACCCCTCTTTCTTCTAGCCCTCTCTGCTCTCTGGCCTTTAAGGAATCCATATCTGAAAATATCGAAACTGCCATTGATCAAATTATTTTCATAGACTTTAGCTAATAAAATTAATTCATCCTGAGTCAAGCAATATCTTGCATTGGGATACACTCTCTCGATCATATCAAAAAGCTTTTTATCATTACCGGTTAAACTTTCTTTATATTCCAGGCATCTCTGATATTCTTGTCTTTCGCGTTCCAGTTTCTCAACGTCAAACACTTTATTACCTCCCTTATAATGTGTTAATTAATAATCCTTGTTCATTTACATTATCCCTTCAAATATTGGTCCGGTATCTTTACCCCGGTGTATTCTTCGAACTTTTTAGGAATAATGAAATATGTATACTGGCTGCTTGTTTTTACTGCGTACCCCCATGGAAATATGTTTTGTTGTAACCCTATCCGTATAAACTGTGGTGATGCGTTCAGTAATGTTGCCGCTTCGCTTACCGATAACCTTCCGTTTTTCAAAGTGTTCCCTCCTTAATTTATGTTTCTATGTACACTCCCTGATCCGGGAGCTTCTTTTATTTTCTTTTTGCTCTATCTTCTCTTTTGCCTTGGATTTTTCCATACATAAATGCCATGAGAACTAACTTGCTTATATTTGACATTGAATAGGCAGTACGCACATTATCGGCATCTCTAATATCTACCGCGCTGATCCGCTGGCATTCTAGCAATTTAACAAGCTTCATCGTTTGAAAAACAATTTGATATCTATCCTCCGGAAGGCTTAGAAGAAATTCCACTGTTGGCTCGTAATCTGTTAAACTGCTCGTTATCTCTGTTTTCCTTTCACTATCCATATTGTTTTCCTTTCATTTATTAAACTTTTCTTTTACTTTTTAAAGTATAACACAAGCAAAGTCATATTGTCAATATGCTTTCTTCAGCTTTCTAAAGAAATTTATTTACAATATAAAGATATCTATGCTATAATAAACTCAGAAAACAAGGAGGACATTCTTAAAATGGGAGAAATTAAGTTTTATAAATTATTAGATTTATTGAACAGAAAAAACATATCAAAGGAAGAGCTGCGAATCGGAATAGGTGCTTCTTCAGCCACAATAAGCAAACTATCCAAGAATGAAAAGGTATCTCTGGAGGTGATTGAGAAGGTTTGTACATTTTTAGAATGCCAACCTGGAGATATAATGGAAATTCAGTAGAATTATGTTTATAACTTATCGTAAAGGCGTGGTTAAATACCAACCTGGAAAAACACTTTAAATATAAAAAGATCAATATTATGCAATAAATGTTCAACTATTTTAAACTTTAATTCAAAAATATGTTGATTTTTTAATGAAACAGGATATAATAAAGATGTAAGTAACAACTTACCTTCGCAAGATGAGACGAATGACGGTTCCGATTCGTCGGTAAAATAAAAATTGACCGAGTGATGAGACGAGTGACGGTAAAGACTCGTCGGTAAAATAAAAGTTGACCGAGCGATGTAAATGATGCGAGAGGATTAAAAGTCCTCTCGTTTTTTTGGAGGTTAATATGGATACTGCAGATGAATTTGATTACCAAATATTAATGTTATCTGACTTATTTTATAATACATACCCAAACCCTCCACATTTAGAAATATTAAAAAAACAAAGCAGATCATATAATTGCATCTTATTTCAAACACAATATGACTATTTGGTTTGTATTCCATACAGAACTGAAATCTCACATAAATATGCTTATAAATTTACCTCATCTCAAAGATCAATTGATCATAAATCCGGCTTAGATTATACAAAGATGGTTATTGTTAAAAATATGGATTACATATGTCCTCTGGCTGCTGTCATTGATCAAGACGAATACGTTGAGACAGTACATAATATCAAGCGAATAAAGGACGAAGCGATTGAATTCTTATATTCATATGTAAATCATATAGATGGATCTGTTTCATTACATCATAGAGAGTTTTCAAGGCGGTTTGGTTTTTCTCCTCTTAAATATTTTCATCCTGAACTTGGATTATAATTCAAGGTTTTTAAATCAGAAAGTTATTGCGAAAGGTTGAATTGCAAGAAAATAACCCTGCAGCCCTTACATGTTAAGGTGTCGTAGGGTTTTATTAATTCCATTCTTTCTTACTATAACTTTTGGGGATAATAATCCCGTATAAATAATTTGCAAATAGTTATATGGCAGTTTATGATTCAAAATAGTTATATGGGAATCCATTCCTTGACTTGGATTCGGTCGGGCCCTTCTGTCTTGCTTCGTTAACTTCTTCCTACATCTTTTCTTATGCTCCTTTGACCTCGTTAAAGCCTCATACAGCCATTTTAGCGTTTAAGTCACCCAATCGACCACCTACACTCATTAATGTCAAATATGAGGGTAATAACATTCTTAAAATACCGTGTATTGTAAACACACTCGTATATCTTTATCCCCGGTCTATCTTTCATTAATTTAATAGCATCAATTTTTATCTTAAATCTTTCGTGATAATCATCTTCAATTTGAAAATATAGCGGTATAAATTCGCCAGTAGTTTTGAAGCTTGCTATTACGTCTAAGGAATGCCCGGTTGGATGCTTAATCTTTGGCCTCCGGTCTGGATTTAAAAATGGCATATACTCACCTCGCTTAATTATATTATAGAACAAGCGTTCTGATTATGCCATGGAATTATTTATCATGCAAAATATAATTTTCTGGTTGCTGGGTAGATGTAGCGGATTATTCTCATATTGCTAAAATCACCGGGATGAACCGGATGATTTTCCAACATGTTCATGATCCGCGATGCGTTCCATATACTTACTATAGAATGTGTTTTATTGTTATATAAAATCGTGGTTCCGGGATAACGGTTTTTAATACTAAATCATCAATTTTTTTATGTTATTCTAGGATAACGGTTTTAAACTAAGGTTGCTGCATGTAAATATACAGATCATATCGATTTTATAACTTGCCGACATATACAGGATTTTAAACAAAATTACAGCCCCCTAAGTTTTACCTTAAGGAGCTGTTTATTATATTGTGCTGCCTATCTCTATGAGATCTCTTATTGACAACTTTAAACCATACTTAGAACTTGTTAACTCTAAATTCAATACTACTTTTGTCATTGGTTTAAGTTGAAAATAAACCTCCGGATCTCTAACGGTAACATCATACTTCTGGCCATCATCCAAAGACAGTACACCGATCGCACAATAATCTGAATTATCTTGACCTTTTCTCATTGCTGTATTTGTTACTAACATAGGAACCTTGTTAATTAACATATAAAATCCCCCTGATTTTAAATTATTTAGTTCTACACATATCAAAGTAGTTGATCTGGCTTTTTATTGTTTCCTTGTCACTTTCGTACTGCATATTATAACTACTGGCATATTTCAAATCATACCCTTCAAAGCTCGTAGGAACCTCATACGGCTTCTTTTCGGTTAGCATAGTCCTTTCTATCGGCTTAGTTAGATTTCTACTGTATCCGTAGCACCTAGTACCTTTTAAATCAATCTCAAAGAGATCCTCGATTAGGTATACTGCTACATAAAGCCCGGCGTTTGTATTCCCTTCCTGGCTTAAATCTCGAATATCGCAAAAACCATGCTCCCAATAAGTATCATGGAATTGTCTTTCGAGAAGCTTTTGCCCTTCTGGCTTAAATTCTTTTGTCTTTGCTGTTTCAACCGGTACCGGAAGATTACAGATCATGTGATAATGAACTGAACCTCTTTGTTGAAACTCCAAAACATAAAGATATTTGAATCCCGGAAAGTCTCTTTGTAATTCCTGAATACACTCGTTTAAATCGGCTTTGCTCCGCTTTAAGTCTTTCATATTTTTCTTGTAGGTTAATGTTATAAAAGTCATTAGATCCGGATTGCAATTAACTAGCCGAATTATATTGTTTCTCGCTCTATTTAACACTTCTCTACGGTTCTTTTCTTTGTCTGCCATTCCTTTTCCCTTCCTGCCGGTCTTATTTTTACCCTCAAAGCCTTTTTTATTGGCTATGGAATATTTGTATATCTCAAGCCGGTCACCGCTCTGGATAACCTTTAAATTGAAATACCGGCCCAGACTAACCGACATCGTATGTATACCCAGAACCGATTACATCGGAGTAATAGAGGAATTGGCGGTGCTTCAGATCTTTTTCTTCTGGAGAGTACCCTAAAACCGTTCTATAACACGATTCCTCGACCATTCTAAAACAGATTCGCACGTTAAATAAATGTTTGTACTTTAATACTTCTTTTTCTCCCGATTGACTTATACCTATAACATAGACATTCTTATGTCTTGCTACTGCCAGGAGATCCATAACAGCCTTTGTAATTTCACTATGATTAGATAACACGAGTAGTTCATCTATAACGATGTATAGCGGTATCTCTCGTTCTGTAGTGTCTTCAAGGATTGACTTAAGGAATGCAAGCATCTCCTTAATATCATTTATCTTTCTGCAATTAAAGTCCCTGAAGTCCTTTTTAACATCTGCATTCAAAATAACAGCGTTTTTATTCTTTATTGCAAATTCTACCATCTTGGTCTTACCGCTATTCGATAAACCACACACTAAAATATGTGGAGTTATAGACATATCAACAATTATAGGGTATTTTAACAGACCACTCTTTTCATATCCGATAATTAGTTGTTTTTCTGATAATACAACATTTTTTGTCTTAAGTTCTTCCTCGATTTCATGGATCCTTTTATCTAATAACTCACTCGTTCTATATTGTTCGTCTGCAATTCTTTGCCTGTATTCATAAAACACCTGACACGCATCTTTTGAGGTCGTTTCAACCATTTTAATTTTTTCTTGATAATCTCCAACCTTTTGAACTATTCCTATACCGCTAACAACTGTAAGCAAGCTTCCTACCGCAAATATAATTTCAAAAAAAATACTAACCATCCCTTTAACAGTTTGATTAGTATTATAGTATGCGCTTAACAGTTAAAAAGTACTCAATAACTGTTAATTATTTTTTTGTTGCTGCTTTTCCTCAATCATATGATCGTATAATAACTGTTTTACGAATTTACTAGGTCCTAAGATAATTGCCTTTTCTTTTATCCACTTGAATAACTCTTGTTCGGTATCATTTTTATCAAATGCAATTGTAAAACGATCCTGCGCCATGATATGCCACCCTTTCTCTATGCTTCAATTTGAATACAGTTTTTTGATATGGGTTCGATTAGGCTATTGCATTCTCCCTTTACTTGTTCCACGGTCATTCCAAGGTACTGAGCCAATAAATAAGGCGACACATGAAACAGCGTTCTCTTATCCCCTCTCTTAATCGCTGAACCTATTGGTAACCTTCCTTGTTCAATACCGTATCTAACCGATAATTCTGATAATCCGGTTAGTTCGGCTGCTCTTTTGATTGTAATTCTTTCAGCCATAATATACCACCTCCAGTATATTATATGCACAAAACTGTTAAATTATAATTGTATGCTTTCGTAACTGTTAATATTACTTTTATTTATCCGCTCAGCCTTGCGTTCTCCTTTTCCCCACTTATGGGGAATTTTAAAAGGGTATCATTTGAAGTAATACCCTTGATTTTACTACGTTTTGTTTTATTTAATTGGCAATTAAATAGGTTCTATAGATTTCTTAATAGAATCGTTGGCGTTTCCTACTCTCTCCCGGACCACTCGCCATATTCAGCCTTCAAGAACCTTTTAAAAAGAAGGCGGTCGGCAAGTAAACTCACCGCCCACCTAAACGATAAAACATTCTTATCGGCTGCATATGTCTCGTGGATCCGATCGATTTTAGTTATTAAGCCAACTATCCTATAACCTGGGATTTACTTCCCTGCTTAACAGCCTTACTCTCTTCCAGTTCCAAAGTTTTTAAAGCTATACTCTCAACTATGGACGTCCATTCATGACTTTGCCATCCGTTAAAACCTGATCTGTAAGCCCTGGAATAGTTCGCTTCAAACTTATCTTCTAACTGCCTTGTTATTCTCCGTAATCTTAATTTCCTTAAAGCCTGTGCTTCTAAGTTTCTGGCCATATCCTTCGACTTGCCTATGAGCTGCCCTGTCTGCTCTAAAGTCATATTCTTACGGAACCGGGCATTAATAACGGTATTTTGTTCCGGTGTAACATTATCCTTTACAATCTGCCATAGCTCGCTATGTAAACTATTTTCCATTATCCGGTTTATAGTATCATTTTCAATGTTAATATTTTGATCCGACACACCATCACCTAATAATATACTTTCATCATCATTTCCAGGAAGAGGCTCATCAAGGCTCTTTATCTCACCGTATTGATGTACGGCTTTTTTTAATGCCTCTAGACCGTTGCTGCTTATCCCTAAATGTTTACATAGTTCATTGTCTGAAGGTTTGCGCCCTAATTGCATCTCAAACGCCTTAACAACTCTTTTATATTTATATACATTTGCTTGTAAGCCGGAAGGGATTCGTATACTCCGTCCGTTGTTTTCTAAGTACCTCTTGATAGCTTGCTTAATCCAGAATGCAGCATAAGTCATGAAGAGTACTCCTGCAGTATCTTCATAGCGTTTTACAGCCTCATACAGCCCGAAATAAGCTTCCTGTATTAAATCATCCATATCATCGATAAAAGAATATTTCTTTGCTATTTTACGGATCAGCCCATCGTTCTGGATATAAAGCAGCTCCATATTTACACCTGGATTGCCTTGTTGTATCTGTTTAACCAGCTCTTCATTTGACATATCTAACGCTCCCCTTTATAATATACTTAATGAGAATAGTGCGTGAATTTTGAAAGACCTTATCATTTCCGGTGGTAGGGTTTTTTTCTTGCATTTTATTTTAATTGGAATATAATTACAGTAAAGGGAGGTTTTTACTATGACTAATTACATTGGATCTATACTTGGTATGATTGTGGGTAGTCTTACTATTTCATTTATCATTTACGCTATATTCAAAAGCATTCTGCGTAAAATAATACCTGATAAGAAAGCATTTTTTATAGTTTCGTATGCATTTGCCTTGCTATTGATATTATTAATTACAGCATTTACCATGGGCATAATACAAGGCTTTATACAGTATGTTCCAACGCTAACACTATGGTTGATAGTCGATTTAATTAAATATAAAAAACATAAAAATGACGTGCCAGAAGAGGAAGTCGAGGTAAAAGAGGGATTTAAGGTAAAGGAGTAGAAATAAATCTATTACTTTTTGCTTTGATTTGAGCATTTGGAATATTATGTAACAAGATAATCTTTTTTGAAAAAATTACGCATTTTCTGGCTCCATTATATATACAAACACCCCCGGCCTGATGGGAGGTACCCCCCCCCCTAATTTTTTTACCTTCCCGATCATGCGATTTGATACAATGACACTCCCTTCTATTTTGCCCTGCAATCTATTTAGAATGTCATTGATACAAATACGCACCATTGTTCTTATTGAGCCTGTATGGTCAAACAGCGCAGTCCTGCATGTATCTCGTGTACGTTCTATCTGTTCTCATGCTCTTTAATCATCTTGTCTAATGTAGGTCTTGTAATCCCTAGTTCCTTTGCTAACTGAACCTTACTTACTTCACGCTTCATATATCTGTTATAGTGACCTTCAAAATCTGGTATGCTTACTTCTTTTCTACCTTTGAATTTACCTTCTTGCTTGGCTATTGCAATCCCTTCTTTCTGCCTCTCTAATAAGTTCTCACGTTCAAACTGATTAATGGCTGCTATCATGGTAAGCATTAACTTGCCAGTTGGTGTAGATGTGTCTAGGTTCTCTTTATTGCTTACCAGGTGTATTCCTTTAACTTGTAAACGCTCCACTATATCAAGTAGATCCTTCGTTGATCTAGCCAATCTAGAGAAGTCATGAACATATACTGTATCACCTTCACGAGCAAATTCTAACATGGCTTGCAGCTGTGGCCTGTTGGTATTCTTAGCACTAACCTTTTCCATGAACCATTTATCAATGTTATGTTTCTGCAACCCTTCTATTTGTCTTGCTTCGTTCTGCTCCACTGTTGAAACTCTTACATATGCGATATTCATATAAGCAACCTCCTATAAAATATAGTTTTCTAATTGCTTACATCATAGCACTATGTAAATTTAGAGTCAAGAACTTTATTTACATTTTGTAAATTAATTTTAATTCTGATTTATATTTTACTCGAAACCGCTTTATTTCATATGCATAACTAGAGTAGGCTCTATATTTACACTTAATTATGCCGAACGCATCTCTGAACCCTTTGTTTTCAAATACTATTCATCATCCTCAACCTCTGTCACATCTATGTCATCTAACCGCTTTAATTCATCCTCTATCTGCTTTAATTGTTCTTGCAACTGAGGAAGGTTGATGTTGTTCTGAATGAGCGTCAGCCCTCCGATCTCGGCTTTTGCGTTTTTATATTCATCTGAGTTGTTACGTAGGTAGAGGTCGGCAGCGTTTACATCCGGGGGAATGTATTGCTCTTCGGTATACTCTATTATTTCCCCATTATTAAGGACTTTTGCTTTTTCTACCCTTACTTTCTCCCCAGCAGCTTTCTTGAACATAGAATTCATTATCAGAGCATTCCTTTCCGTGCGTGCGCGCGTATAGACGTCAATTAATTCAACTTGTGTCTTTTTATAATCAACCCATGTTTGACGACTCAATCCTAAATTTGCACATATCGAGTAGTCCGTATAACCACTACATAGCCAGCTATATATGTCGTCTAGTCTTGGCAATACATGCGTCTTATACTTCCTTGTATCACTTGTAGCGTAGTTCTCTGTTACTATTGGCGTTATTGATTTATCACTCACTTAATCACCTTCTTTCTCTTGCTGATATATTTAAAAGCACGGGAACAACCAGAGATTAACTCTAATCATTCCCGCGCTCTTATTTCATAGCTCCCATCTTTCGATGTGGTACTCTCTCACTCATTCAGTTTTCATGAATTATCGCTTAAAAATGATATCTGCTTTCTTATAGATACCGCTCGTATTTTTGCGCTTATCAACATGATGTATCTTTGATCCCAGACGAACAATTACATCCTGAAGCTCTTCATCTTCTGTGTACGACACAGTGATTTTCACCGACATATATCTCTCCTCTAATCAAATTCTTCTGATAAATACTTATCACCATTATCTGAAATTACTAATTCACGATATTTATTTCTACCGTTATCTAATTTTCTTGATAGTACAATGTTTGTTTCTTTTACTGTAACAGTAACCTCATGTTCACTTTCATAGACAGAAACAATATTATAGTCTTTAAGAATTTCTAATTCATCAATATTGTGAACCTCATTTAAAGAATAAACCGACTCTTCATTATCTTCGTTAACTACAAGCAATTCCTTAATTTCATCGTTCAATAAATTATTTTCCTGCAAGCATTTTATAATCTCATCAGACACATATCGTTTCATATTGGCTCCTCGCTTTCGATTTTGCATTTATGTTATAATGATAATCGATAGCCAGTATTAATCAAGAATTGTTTATATACCCCATTGATCTTTTAATTGGTTTAGTAGCTGCATCTGTTTTGAGGTATCTGTATCCGGGTTAGAATCGGGATGGAACTTCTTCGACAGCACACGGTAAAACTGCTTTAGGTTTTCTTTATCCTCTTCACTGTGGGTACTATGACTTGAATTGTAGTAACTACTACTTCCACCGGAATAATTATCATTGTAGTTACTATAAAAATCTTTCTGATAACTACGACTTCTTTCCTCGTACTCCTGTCTGGACTTATATTCAGCTTTTACAGTTTCAAGTTTATCCGTGTTCATGAGATTTCCGTATACATCGTAAATCTCATCATATTTACTACTGCTACCCGTATAACCGTATTGCTGATTGAACGTTACCTTATTGACAGCGTACAAGGTGGTAATGCGCTCATGTTTTTCATGGGTTATATATTCCTCTGTCTGTTTATATTCAGCTTGTATCTGACCAATTAGCAGATCAGTCTTAGCATTGATCAAATCATATATAACACTCTCTTTCATGCCTACATTTGCTGATAAGGCCTCAATCTTTTTATTGCAGTAATCATACAGATTGAACCAGCCATCCACTATATCATAGTAATTCACTGTACAGAGAGGATATTGCTTCTTTATAACCTTTCCGTTCTCCCTGTGGCTTTGATGTATGCTAATCTTATAGGCTTTCTTTATCGGCCTATCGAAGCGTTCCTGACTGTACCGGTGATAATAACGGCTGCAATCTTGCCCCTGGAATGACGTTTGCATATACTCAGATATCAGTTCCTTAGGGTGTCCGCATTTATTAGGTTTTTTTAGTTCGATTTCTTGAATAACGCAATACATTTTCTCTCCCTTGTAGGCACTATAAAATATATCATGGTAACTACGTACTTCCTACCTGCAGCCTATGCACATACGCATAAAGTTTTATTTTTTATTGTGTCTTGATATTCTTCAAAGTTATTTATAGCCTGTACGCATAAAATTTTCTTTTTTATTGTGTCGGTATACTCTTCGTAGACCTCTTAATAGATGTCAGAGACATATAAACCACCATCACCGCTTACCAGGAGATCCTTAAATATATAGCCGCCTTCCGGCAACTCGCTCCTAAAGGCAAATTTGTAACCTTTCTTTTCTTCTTCTGAGAAAGTTTCCGTAATGGTATATACTGTATAGTCATTAATAAACTCCTTGATATCCTCATAACACTTAACCGGATACATGACTAGATTGTCCTCGTCTATAATGGTGCCACCCTCTATCAGGGATTGTAGTTCTTCGGTTAAATAACCACCTTCTTTCAGGTAATCAATAACCTGATTTGCTTCTTCTCTTAACATGCTATTTCCTCTCTTTCTTTTAAAAACTTTCTTTCTAATTCCATAACTACAGCAACTAATAAATCATCACATAGCTTGTTTTTATATTTTGCTTCAATCTCGTGAGTATCCTTTAAAAGTTCACTCCAGTATGCTTGCTGCTCTGAAGGTTCGTAATTCTTTTTAAGTAGCTGCCATACATCCGCGAACAAGTTATATTCTGTTTGCATGTCTCTGTTATCCGCCATCTTCTTCTCCTATTCATCAAACGGAAGCTTTTCATCGTCAGCCGGGTAAAATCCATTCTGATTCGCTTCCCATCCATAATACTTTTTCTCGTCTTTGCTGTTTAAAAACCTTTTACTCTCTGTTTCAAAATGAGTTCCAACAAATACATCAACCACGCCCAGTGATCTATTTTTGCAAATCTCAATTACATTTGAATAACTATATAAGGGATGATCATCCTTAAAGCCTAGATCCTGCTTTGTTGCCTTTTTAAAATCCATTCCCACTCTATGAACTATCAGACAATTATCAGCTGCGTTTGTAATATCACTGGATCCGCTTATATCCATTTTTCTTAATAATCCTATTTGCTTACGTGGATGTGAAACGAAATGTATATGTACTTTGTATTGTTTTGCTATCTCTGTTAATGCAATAACTAAGGCCGTTTGCCCTTCATATTTATCTGTGCTTATTGATGTAGTTTGAAGAGACATCATATTATCGATTATCACGGTGTTAATACCATTTTGCTTAATACACTCAATGACAGCCCTTAAAACTTTATTTACGTTGTTTCCGTAATTATTGTTGTATATAAAAAGCTTGTTATCCAGCCATTGGCTTATCTTTAGTTTTATATCATCCGGCACCGTATAGAAATTTTCGTATTTAGTCGCTTCAGTATGTTTCTTACCTGCAGCCTGGAGGGATAACCAATCCATTATCCGATCTGCATTTAATTCACCGGAAAAAATAGCAACTTTAAACCCTTGATTAACGCTTTCTAGTGCTATTTGAGATAAAACAGTTGATTTACCGGATCCATTTGAACCGCTCCATATACTCAGCTCTTCCGGATTAAATCCAATAATCTTTTTATCAATACCATCTATTCCGCTTCTGATAACTTTTCTAAGATCTCTTTTTGTATTTTTTATCTTTGAAGGTATAAGAAATATAGGTTCACTCTGCTGTTCATCCTGTTTTGTCAGTCCTAATGACTCCATGAAGGATTGTTTCTGCTGTCCTATTGCTTTTGGTGTACCATGCAATATTTCAAGTTCCCTGTTGGTTTCTTCTAATTCTTCATTGATTACTTGAAGTTGATCCGGCGTAAATGACTTATCTTTCTGAATAGCACGTAACATCACTCTTTTACGTATCAAACCTTCTTCTCTTGTCATTTAATCACCCGCCTCACTCTAATTTAAAAGTTCCATCACCCATGCTTACCATTTTTGTATCATTCTGTTTTTCTTCTATTTCATCCTCAAACCTTTTTTGACTTAACCAGGTTGAACCATGAGGAATGTAATTAGTATCTTGCCATTGCTTGCTTTGCTTTTGAACTTCCAATACAGCCAACATCTTTTCCAACAAAGGTTCATCAACTTTTAACTTGTCAAAAGATTTCTTAGCTGCAGCCTTGGCAGTCTTCCGTGGATAAGCTTTCCAAAATGTATCAAAATGATCTATATCTATATTGTTCATTCTTTTACATTCTTGTTTATATTGTTCCCTTGTCGTTCCCTTCGTTGGTTCTTCATTGTTACTTTCATCGTTACGTTCGTAGTTCTTAATATCTTGATAAAGTTCGTATTTCTCTATGTTTACGAGTATTCCGTGCGTTCCCTTCGTTGTGGTTATCATTGTTCCCTTACTATCCGCTTCATACGGATTTCGTAACCACTCCAAAACATCAAATATTTGTTTCTTAGTTGGAATCTCTTTTCTAAACCCTATGTAATAAGAACATGCCTTTTGTATCTCTGGAATACTTGTCCATAATTGACCACGTTTTAACCCTTTATAATCCTTGTGCTGCGCTCTGGTTAAGAGATATATCCAAACCTTGATGTATAAAGGAGGCTTATTAAATATCCCACTATTTAAGAGCTTTCTTGATAACAAGATGCAGCCTTCTGGTATCAATGGTTCAGACATTACTTCACCTTCTCTCGCTCAGTTGGCTGCAGCTCTCCATTAATACATGAATACGATTTGTCCTTGACTTTGAAAATTATGTAGTTATTATATTGATCCTGAAACAATGGGTAACATATATGTCCATCATTACTCCTTAGAATATTTATGAAAGCTCTATTAAAACCAAACTGATCAGCTATAAAAGTTTTAGCATCTTTAAAAGTTCCTAGTGGTAATTTTTGATAAAAGAAATACATGGCATATTGTGTTTGTCTCATCTCTCCACCTTCTATTCTGTCAGTTCTTTTGGAATTGATAGTTCATTAATTATTTCAATTATTTCTTCTAACTTTTCTGCCGGTAGATCATGTCTTAACAATCTTGAGAAATTACCATCATTAAGTTGTAGCCTATCGGCTATCTGCCACAGTTTTATTCCTTTAGATTTTGCAAACGCTCTTATTTCTTGATTTTTCATAAATTCAACTCCTATCTATATAATTTGTTGTTGTATGATTGCTCAACATCTGTTACAATTAGATTATACAACAACAATCTTATGCAGTCAACGATGTTGAGCAGTGTTTTTTCTCATTCAACAAATTTAGTCATTTGCATTGAAAGCGAGGGTTAATAATGAGTTTTGTAACAGTAAGCTTTGGAAAAAGATTAAAATTTCTCAGGGAGACCATAGGTTTAAATCAATCAGAGCTAGGTGATAAATTAGGGATCTCTAGAGGTGCGGTAAGTTATTACGAGAACTTTAGCAGAACGCCGGATATCGAAATACTTGATAAAGTGAAATTTTTCTTTGATGTTCCTTTTGACTTTTTACTTGGGTATTCTGATAATATGAATGCAAAATACGTTGGTGCATCTTCAATGCTTCGTCTTTCAGATGAGGCTTGCCATGTGTTAGAAAACGATTCCCTGGGAGTGTTTAATAAGATTTTGGAACATGATAAATTTTATGACTTTATGACGTCATACTATATATTTGCTGCTACATACTCCGAATACAAAATGCGTGATGCCGACTATATATCGTTTCTTCATGCTAGACTACTCAATGATATAATTAATGATGTATTTACCAATGATTTAATTCACAATATGACCGATGAAGATAAAAACCGGGAAAAGGAAAAAGAAAAAGAAATGGAAAAGGCCGTTGCCGATCTTGAAAAAGCAAGAGATAATTATTTAAAGCACGACAAAGAAATTAAAGAGAAAATGAAAAACGATCCTTC